TGCGGGTTACGTGGGCTAGTGCTATCTACTATTAATGCAGACTATTCTTGCGAGCATTGTGGAGAGTGGCAGAATGCGATCCTTAATAGTGCTTGGATAATCGTAGGTTATGAGAAGGTGAGAGCATAATGGAGACTATTAATCAGCTAGTCAATGAGATATACGAGGATCACTATTCTCATATTGAATTCGATGACAATATGGGAGGGGACTGTGACTGTCATATTCACACTACCCTTAAAACTATCGTTAAGTACTGGCACGAAGGAGAGGGTGAGTAATGAGTGAGTATGACTATAACGTTATCTTCACGGGTAACTATTGGAGCCTTACTACCCGTATCTCTATTGACCTAGACGATACGACGGGTAACCTAAGTGATGAGGCCCGTGAGCTAGCACTAGATAGGGCTAATGAGGCTATTCGTGGAGAGCTAGGGATAGATCCTATTAATTTCGCTCACTCTACTAACGTCTCACTACTACTAGACGGCGAAGAGATCTGGCTTGAAGGGTTAGGGGAATTCCCTCCTATCCACGTATCAACAATAGAAGGAGAGGGTGAGTAATGGATAAAGACACTATGTATTGGAGCGAGATAGCACAATTAACCCACGCTACCCAAGTGGAGCGGTTTAATTGGTGTATGTGTGAAGATAATGAAGGTAATGAAAATCCGTATAGCGACTGTCCGAAGGAGGATAAGTAATGAATGAAGAGAGATCAGTAACGCACGTAATGACGATAGTGATCCAAGCGGGATCTAAGTGGAATAAGGTAGAGCTATTTGATTTTAGCGGTGGCGAACCCACTCCCTTAGCTTCGGGTGAAGGTAGCAATTGGCGCACGGCGTTAGGCGAGGCGCTATCTAAGATCACGTTATCGTCGGATACGCCAGAGAAGACTATCAACGACGTAGTAAAAGAGAAGATAGAAGAGGAGGGTGAGTAATGCACACTCATAAATTTAATGCTACCGACATACCCGCCGTATCCTTATGTAAGTGCGGGGTAGAGATCTACTATGCAAGCGGGTTGCAAGCCTACTATGTAAGCGTGGAGGGTGAGTAATGGGATACGAGCCAGAGCTTAACGATCCTATCTTTTATGCAGAAGAGAAGGAGAGGGAGATTAATTGCTTCTTATGTTCAGATCCACTAGATGAAGACGACATAGTATGGGCAGATTGTGAAGGCCAATGGCAAGTGAGAGGAAAAGAGGGCAACGATACTGCGTGGTGCGTATCGTGTTTACCAAGCGAGAAGGGTGAGAGTAATGAATAAAGAATACTGGCAAGCTAAGGCAGAATTGTGTAGAGATCTAGCCTTGGTACAGATACAAGAAGAAGATACAGAGAAGGAGGCGGGGATGAATCTAATGAGAATGACCTACGCCTTGTCTATGGTAGATGCCTATTCAGACGGGACGGGTGAGTAATGAGTAGAGTCCTACGTTTTGATAGTAATGGAGATCCATTCTTAGGAGATCCAGATGACAAAGTAATTGCATTCCACCCTCGCGTATCCCCACTTGTAAACCTATACGAAGTGGTAGATGAGAAGGGTGAGGCGATCTGGGGTGGTAACGATACGCACGAAGCTATCCGCTACCTACGCAATAGCCCTGTCAATTGCAGGATCCTTGTGTCGGGTTGGGAGAGCGACGACGAAGACGCTCATCTTGTAGGCCAACCTATTGACATCACCAAGCTGGTCTATGCCGTGTTAGCGATAAGCCAATGAGCTACTGGCTAGGTCTATTAGGCGTAATGCTGGTGGCATACGTGCTAATTGTGTGGGAGGATAGGATTAATGGAAAATGAGAAGAGACTGGCGAGTGCCGCAAAACAAGCCGTCTATTACCGCAACTACCGACGAGCAAGAGATCGCGCCCTGGTGAAGCTGTCACAAGCCTACCCAGAGGCATACAAAGAATTGCTGGAGAAGGAAAAGGTGAGTGATGAGCAAGAAGGCAAAGCGTGGATTGATCTTGACGGTACTACTATCAGCCCTCGTATTACTGCACGTGCAAAGGCTAGGGGAATTACCTTTACCCAAGCCGATCCGAACCAAGGCAACGATGGAGGAAAAGCGTGAGAACAGGTCACTTATCATTAGTTACTCAAGAGCACTCGGATACACCAAGCGTGAAACCAAATGCCTTGTCACCTTATGGACCCGTGAGAGCAGGCTTGACCACCTCGCCGACAACCCAGCTTCAACAGCTTACGGAATTGCTCAACTCCTTAGAGAACGTAGTCGAGAACCTGAATTACAAATCCTTCACGGTTTACGATACATTAACCATCGCTATTCAGGGAGTGCGTGTCGCGCTCTCAGACATAGCGACAGACGAAACCGGTACTGATATAGTTTGATCTGCTCATTTCTTCCGAGTAAGTGGAACCCTACTGCACCCTTCCGCGGTAGGGTTCTTTACTTATCCACCAGTACTATAAAACCCTTTACCCTTGAAGGTAACGCCAGGTTATCTCCCCATTGCATTCAGGGCAACGATAGTCATACTGCATTAGAGCTTTACCGCCTCTTCGATAGGTAGATAACCTACTAACTTACTGACCTTGTTAGAACGTGCGAACTCTGTTGTCGCTGGCATCCAATGACTTAACCATTCAGGTTCTGCAACATCCATCAGGTCAAAAGAAAAGACCCCTTCTGGAGTCGAGTTAATGTAGAAGGGAATGAGATCCCTTTCTGCTGCCTGCGTTATCAGCTTACGATACTTCATCTCTTCAATCAGCAAGGTGTCATAGTGTGTATGTCTACACTTGAGTTCTATGTAGTGACCAGCCATAACACTAATGCAATCAAAGGAGTCATAGATACCCTCAGACTTGGTAAGGTCTGGGTATAGGTTGTCCCTTAGATACTCAAATAAATCAATCTCTTTCATTGCCACGGGTTGTCACCACCCAAGCCATTCTGCACCTTACGTAATGCGCTGGTGCATCTACGATCTGCAGTAGAGATAGCACATTCTAATAAATGTGCTACTTGTTGTAAGGTAAGTCCTTCGTGGTAGCGCATACGAAGTATGGTCTGGTCTTCTACTTCTAACTTGAGATAGGAACGCTTGACATCAATCAGGGTAGCAAGCAGGTTGCCGCCTTCTGCTGGAACGCTAGGCTTTTTAGGTGAACCATCGTTGATAAGGTTCTGAGCCTGCTCTAATACTGTGTCATCAACAATAGATGCAATCACGTGAGGCAAGACCTGTGCGATCATAGCTGTATCGTAGAAGGCTTCATCACCTGTTCGATAGCCAGACTTAGATGCCTTCTCTTTGCGAGCATAACGTTCAGCAGAACGCTTCATCTGCCAAGCAATACGCTTCTCATTGATAACACGTTGAACTGCATTGGGTTCATTAAGCATCTCATCAAACTGTTTACCACGTGTTAATGCCCAAGCAAGACACTCTTGCAGTACATCATCTCTCTCTACATAGCCACGGAAGCGACGTGCTATTGCGCTTGCAACACTAGGTGCTATGTCATAGATAGATTTATGTAACTCAGTCATCATCCTGTACTTCTGGCCATACGCCATCGAGTACCATCATTGCAATCGCTGAGTAGTTAAGTAAGTCTAAGAATGAATCACGCAATGACTCGTTGCTAGGGCTAACGTTAGAATCAACAAGGTTATTAATGCGAGCTATCTTGTCCCACATACGTACACGCAGACCATTAAGTGGTCCACCTGGTGAATGAGCAATGTTCTTTGGGCCGTAGTCGTGGTGCTTACGTACCAATAGGTTGCCAGCTTGATCCATAATCCGCCAGACATCTGCAACGAACGCCTCATCTATCTTGCTGGGGTAGGACGGACTAACAAAGTCTCGGTTTCCATATTGATCTCTAGGATCTGGAAGCCCATATGCTGCAAAATCTGTACCATCTGTAGCCATTCGTCTCTACTCATCCTTCTGTCCTAGTAACAAAGCCTTCGTAGCATCTGCACCATTGGCCAGATAGAAGTCATTGATGTCCATTGATGGGGGTAATGTTACTATTGTACTATTTGTAACCTCTTGTGCGACACGCTTAGAGAACTCAGCTCCTGGATTAGTGCCATCTTCCTTGATGTCATTGTCACCAATAACAAAGATGTTGTCATAGCCAGTAAAGAGCTTGACAAAGTGTGGTTTCCAAGACTGTACTCCAGGACTGTACTCCAGGTACACCTACTGCTGGCATGCCCACTAGACCAGACAAGATGACCGTATCTAATTCACCCTCACATACTGCAATGAAAGAGCTATCAATAGTTATATCACCTACATTATACAGGTGTGCCTTCTGACCCAATGGAGATCCATACTTGGGTTTGCCTTCATCTAGTCGTCTGAACTTAAAGCCTACACATAGTCCATTAGCTGTGATGTACGGTATGGAAAGCCAACCCCTGTGCATTTCGTGGCCATTAATTGGATCTGTTACAACACCCAACGAAAACTGTTGAGCAACAGCATCAGATATTCCACGTCCTTCGAGATAGTTTAGAGCCTCTTCGTTTATTGCCTGACTGTAATGGTTGGCCGCTTCCAGCAGTGATTTCGATTGCACGATTGAGGGCATCCTTGAACTCCAAATTCTCTATGTTCATAACAACATCTACTGAACTGCCACCTTTACCGCAGGTATGGCAGAAGAACAGGTTGTAATACGTATTCATTACAGCACTACGTCTACTATCTGTATGTATACAGCAACGAACTGCTGCTGACTTACCTTCTCTTACTTCTCCACCGTAATAGGAAACAATAGTTCCTATGGGGATTGAAGTTGCATCAACGGAGTGCTTTCGTTTGGACGCTTTACTAACCCTGGACCAGTCTTGTGCTGGCATACGCACCCCTTAAAATCACATTTCTCGTGCCAATTAGTAGCTCGCTTGTAATGAGCGAGTGTATTCTCTTCTCCTGCTTTACGACAGTTCTGGCAAATCATCTTCGTCTTCCTCTGTAGTTGAATCTTCAACTACTTCTTCTACTACTGGTACTAGGATCTCTGTTGTTGTTATTTCTCCACCTGGTACTGGCATTATTGTTTCTCCTTTATCCATTGTGCTAGGTCTTGAATGACCCAGGCTTGTTCTATTGGTGCGTTGCGACGCTTAACTACAACATAGGAAAGGGGAACTTCCCCAAGACCCCTAGCCTTTGCGTAGTTAAGCGCCTCAACCTGTGCTTCTCTCCAGAATTCAGGCAGGGAAAGGGTCTGCCTATTCTTGAGTTCTAAGATAAAGGTTTCTCCAGATATGATAACAACCATATCACCTTCATCTTTTGCCCCAGCCTTAGTCAAACGTTCTGCCATAGCTCCCGCGTTACGTAGCCATTTCATAACATCTGTCTCAAACTGAGAACCCTTACGTCCATTTTTATTAGCCATTGAACACTAAACTTTCCATAGGATTAAGATATATAACTGGTACATACCAAGTCCTATCGTTATATTTCCATTCATCGCGTTTACATTCAGACCCAAGTTTCCAACCAATAGCTGTGTACTCAGGTCCTTTCCAGTCAGGTGCATTGCGTCGTGTCTTATGACATAGACCATCAGACATCAATACATACACAAGGTTATCATCATCTCTAGTTGAGTAACGCATTCCTCTTACTGGTGGAAACGAATAACGAATCTCTCCAAATCCTGGAATGTCAAGCTCTGACTTCCATTTGTTGTAGTGTGGAGTAAAGTCGTTCTTACCGACCATACGTGCAAATGCAAGCTCTGATCCTGCACAGACAACGTGCTGCCACGTTTCCCATAGGTCACCCTCTGAGTAATTAATGTTCTTCGTTGGGTCACCGAAGTATGGCTTCTGTCTTTGGTATCCAACTTCAACACAAGTGGCTTCCTCTTCTATTGTTAGAGCGTACTTAGACATTACCATATGCGATTCCTTCTGCATTAGAACGAAGATATGCTCTGCCTTGTGCATCATCATCACCTATTTGACAAGCACCAAAGTTTACAAACAGCGATGCCCATTGAGAAGCATCAGCATAGTGTGGACCAAATCGGTTCTTGACTGATGCGATACGCAATAGACCCTGCGACGGATCATAACCTAGTGTAAGTATCAACGCTGGTAACTGACTTACCTTGCCGTGGATAGCTCGTCTAGGTGGTGGCATCATAGGAGAACCATACTCTGATTGTTCTGATACGTGATGGAGTACTAAGACGCAAGCCTCTGTCTTACGTGCCATATCGTGCAACTCCATCATAATTGCACGTAGCCCTGCCCACTCATTGTCTGTCTCAGCAGATACATTCATTAGGTTATCTATGATAATCAATTGAGGTGCTACTCCATACAATTCAAAGTATGCCTTGATCTCCATCTCAATATCATCAAGAGACGGACTGGAGTCAAAGACCCATTGAATGTGTGATGTATTAGCTAAGTGTGCTGAATAATAATCAGATCTCTTATCTATGTTCTGTTCCACAGCCAACTGGCTATGTCCCGATAGGTGTGCAGCAGCTCGAATCATTACTGTCGCTGTATCTGTATCGGCGGAGAAGAAAAGCGTTGGCACCTGTGCTTTGATGGCATAGATCAGTGCGAACATTGACTTACCAGCGTTAGGTGCTGCAGCTACCATACATACTTGGCCACGACGAAACTTAATAGATTGCTTGACAAGATTTTTCCACACGTCAGGTAGTGGCGTAGCTTTGGTAGTTACTCCACTCCAAGCACGGGAAAGTTTAAGCACTCTTATCCTCTTCTAAAAATATGTTTCGTAGCCTACGAATTTTGCGTCGTTCACTACCTGTGAGTCCACCCCATATGCCGTGTTGTTCCTTGCGGATACCCCACTCTGCACACTCAGTAACGTGTTGACAGTTACGACAGATTGATTTTGCTGATGCGATATTGATGCGAGCTAACTTGCCTTCGTTTTCCTTTTCAGGAAAGAATAGATCGCCACCTACTTGAGCACATAAAGGAACCTCAAACTCGTGCGGTTCCCGCATTTGCTAGGCCCAGATAGTTGAGCACTTATCTGTTGCACCCTTTGGTGCAGCACACATCCAGCCCTTCCAAGGGCCACGAGCAGAAGTACCTGTACGGAAACTCATTACACCGTGCTTACAGCTTGGTGCTTGACCTTCAACAACAGCAGGTGCAGCAACAGGTGTTGCATTAAATGACTGCGCTATTGAATCAACAGTAGGTGCTGGTGTTCTACCACCGTTGAGTTCAGCATCGGTAGACTTGATGAGAGCTGAGACCATTGATAGATCAGTAAGACCTGCCTCTAGTTCCTTTACATCAGTTGCATAAAGATTAATAAGCGTTCCATTGTTTGTCTTGAAGTTTACTTGGAACTTTGTGTTTTCGTTTGCAGCCATTTACTTTCCTCCAGATTGTTTGATTGTTAACCGTAATGAATCTGCACCTTGCTTGGTTGGTACGAAACCAAGTTTAGCAAGTACTTCATCTTTGTCTACCGATGTTACTCCAGCTACCTTATTCCAACGAACTTGGATACCTGTATCTGTAATCCCAGCGATTCCTTCAAGAGCAGACTTTAGTGAGTCTTTTTCTTTTGTCAACTCTTTGATCTTCTCATCTAATTGTAGGTATTTCATCGCATTAGTTGAGGCATCCTTGTCTTGGATTAATACCTCTTCAGTTGCGATACGTTCTTTTTTTAGACCGACGCATCCTAACTGCCCACTTGCGTCATAGAACTTGCAGTAGAACTTGCAGTAGTTTTCTTCTCGCTCTGGCTCTGGTGCTGTATCTGATGCCTTGATAGCCTCTAGCCAACTCAGTGCCTCTAGTGCCATCGCTTCATCGTAATCTTCTGTATGAACTTTGACGTCTCGCTCATCACCATCACGTGCAATAGCGACAAGCGAGACACGCTTTACATCATAGCCATTCTTAGCTAGTAAATAGCCATAAGTCTGTACTTGCCAGCGTTGTTGTGTTGATGG